ACTCTTAAGGTCCTTGGTGTCCGGGGTTCTCATTGCATATAGATTTACTATAACAAACCCTCCATATCCATGGGCCTTAGCAAAACCTATTAGCCTGGTTATAGTTTGGTCATCCTCCTTTGCATCAGCAGTGGATGGATTAACCCCAATGAAAACTATCTGTCTTCCCAATGGTTCCCAACATCTAATCAGTGAGTACCTATATTTTCTATCGGTTGAAAGTATTGCGTCCTTAATCATTTTGAAATGCCTTTATAAATTTAAGATCAAGCATGGTCTTTAAATTAAATCGAAAGCAGAGTCTTCGGTACTCCCCTTCATCATAATTAGGGAATTGTTTATGGGCATAATATCGGGGAGTATATGTGGCCGGGTAGTATCTCTTGCAGAAGTATCGGAGGTCAATAAGTTTTCGGTTTCTTTTATAATGTTCCAGAACTCCTTCCTTATCTGCCATGCCAGGAAAGTCTTTAGGGCTGGTAATATATTGCTTAACTGTATAGAATGATTCAAAAAACTTTCGTGCTGTAACAGGCCCGAATCCCGTGTAGTTAGGAATGTCATCCGAGCTGTCCCCACTGAGGCAGAGGTAATCCACAAATTGAGGGAGTTCAACTGGGTACGTACCCTTAAAAGCAAAAGGTGTGATGATTTCTCCTGTACGAATGTTGAGTACTGATATATCATGGTTAATTAATTGGTTCATGTCCTTATCTCCAGAGGCAATCAATACCCTTTGGGTCTTTACTACCTGGTTAACTACAAAGTAAACCATATCATCCCCTTCTATCTTCCTATCATAGGCCTGGGTAACCCCCAGAGCATGGAGCACTTTCCTTAACCTTCTTACCTGCTCATCAAACTTCTCACGCTCTGCCGGGTCCCATTTTCGGTGGCTTTTATAGGTGGGTAATATTCTTATGCGATCTTTATTCCTATCCCCATCCCAACATACTATCAACCTATCAGTGGGATGCATTTTTAATAGGGTCTTCATCATCTGGGGTACTCCAAATATAATAGAGGTTGACTTACCCTTATACCTAAGCTTGGAATAGGAATGATAGGCAGCATAAACCAGGCCCATACCATCAATGACAAGGGCCCGGTTAGATGAAGCCTCATGTAACCTCTTAGGCAGGAACTCATCAGTTCTTTTATCTGTGGCTGCTACGTTATTCTTCTTTGTCATCACCCGATTTTGGTTTCATCTTAACTGGGTAACGATTAACCGTTGCCTCGGTTATCATCTTCCTTGCTTTAGATATAGTTATGATTCCTGCCTTAGCTATCAACCTCTTACGTAGCTCTTCATCGCTTCGTAGTTTCTTTTCAAAGGCCAGGTCTCCATGTGCAATCTCATTACCCTTATAATAGAACCGGGCATTCTTTCTTTTAACTATCTTAGAGCTTACAAGTATCTCAACAAGGCCAGCATAATTGTCAAAGCCAAAACTACCATTGAAGTCAGTAAAATGAACCTTGCCTCTAATGGAACCCCTAGGTTCAGCGACCTTGTTCTTCTTAACCTTGATATATACCTCTTGCCCGACATGGATTTTATCTTCATTGAATATAAGTTTAGAACGCTTAACCGATACCCTTATGGATGCATAGTACCTCATTGCAAGGCCCCCTGGTGATGTCTCTGGATCTTCCCATTTCGTTTTAACTGGACGGTTCCGCAATTGGTTTATAAATATAACACAGATACCATACTTAGAGAATATCTTTAGGCGTTTACGTATTACCTTATAGATCATCTTTGCCCGGCGTCCCATGTCTTCCCCGGAATCAACATCCGAGGTATCCATGTTCAACTGGGTCTCCCATGTGGCAATTGAATCTCCCACCAATAGGATGGGTTCATTATTAACCAACTTACTGCGGTAATATATACACATATCAGCCATCCAATCGGATACTACTTCAAGTATGTTTTCTTCTGGGAGTAGTTCAACCTTAGACAGGTCAAGTCCATTCTTTTTAGCCCACCTCCCAGTGAAGGATGCTTCTGCATCGTCCCATAAAACTACACCCCCTAATGATTGAGCAACAGCAGCGAAATTAAATGCAAGCATGGTCTTACCTGCACTCTCCTCACCCATTAGTTCCATGATCGTACCATAAGGAACACCACCACCGATTTGATCGTTGAAGGCTAAGAACTTAGATGGTAGTATTAATCTATCCTCATCCCCAACCAATATCTTGGAAGCTAAACCTGATCCGGGGTATCTCCTGCGAAGGGAACTTTCCCTAAGCAGGATACCCGATTGTTTTTTACCCATATATGTTTAGGTTAAAGGTCTCTTTTCTTTTTCTTCTTTTTCTTGGGGGCCTCATCTGTATCTGGTGTGAGGTTCAAAAATTTCTCAATCAATTCCTTTGTCTCGGCATAGGTAGGAATGATTTCCTTAAGCATGGCCTCAGCATCAAAAGTTTTCTTTGCAAATGATTTTGCTAGGGGAGTTGGTTTGCAGGCAATAACGGAATACTCAGTATCGGTCTTGGTTTTACCCGATCTTTTAAACTTCAGGTCATATCCTTTAACCTTATCCGTAAAGTCTCCGGCTTCATCTTCATCCAGGTATAGGTCAATCAAGTCCTGGTATAAACCCCCTGTCATCAATAGAAGCAGGGCTCCATGCTCTGTGTCTATCTCCTTACCCTTTTCATCATTGTATTTAAGGGCAGGTGCAAAGAATTTTTTAGTGGGCTTAAAATCCTTGGCAATGGCCCTGTCTGTTTCATCCTTTGAGGCTGAGAGTTTCAAGTGTGCACTATTGATTGCACACTTTTCTCCAAAGGTTTGGGGTGAAATAATATAACCAAGATCCTTACCCAAATAAAATACAATTGCCTCTATAGCAATATCCTTTTCTTCTCCGGCTGGTAGGATACGGAACCTACTTGTCCCTTCCTTTATCGCAAAATACTTATAGGCCCCGCCTCGGGATTTAATTTCTTCCCGTTGCTTTGCCATCCTTTCCTTTAGTGTTGCCATTTTTATATGGGTTTAAAATTTAAAAATTGGGTGCTCCTAATAGTTTCAAAGCTTCCTTTACTAATCCCTGGATGTCCTCGCCTTCCTTATGCTCAATAATAATGCTTAACTCCTTACCCAGGTGATCAATGGTATGTTTAAATAATAATCGTTCGGATAGGGTATCCCAAAAAATAACAATGGGTGATTTAAAACTGTCATATACTTTACCCTCAATTACTACTTTCATATTCTTTCTTTTCTTAAATTAGAAGCCAAGGTTTGTAATAAATCTTTACGCTGTTCAAAGGCACGTACGCAACCAAGCAGAACATCCGAATCCTCCCTGGTTTTAAGGCAGTCTTCTGTCGCCTTAAGGTATTTCTTATGGGACTCAACGTATGCCTTGGACTGTTCATCTGTATAAGGTCTACCTGATGCGCCCACCTTTGCTTTTGCCACATGGAGGAGCCTTCCATATACTCTTTTTCTAGTTGCCTTGAGACGCTCGAAGTCAGCCAAAATTTTCTTGTGTAGGGTAAACAATAATGCATATCTGGAAGGCTGTCCCTTAATCTCTGCTTCCAACCCGGCTTCAGTGATTGAGCACTCACTATATATATTAAAATTAAATGTTTTGCCACGATAGTTTATAATAACCTGATTGATGTCCGACTTCCTGTACTTAGATAACCTCATTCAATATAATAGTTTTATGGTATACTGATTCCTTCAAATACTCTCAATCTTTTTTATGCACTCATTAAGCCTTACATCCCAGTCCCATGTGCTGGTCCTAAGTATATGGATGGGTTTCTTTTCAAAGAACAATGGGTTCTGTAGTTGCATCAGTCCGACCTCATGTATGGCCAGGTCATAGAGTATGTCTATCTTCTTTTGAAAGAACCAATTGGGAACCCTTGATCCATTATTTTCTATGTATTGATTCGGATTCTGTAGGGGTACTCGTATGATTAGATCAACACATCGCATACCCTGCATGGAACCTTCTATTACCTTCTGGCTTTCTTCCTGTGGGAGGTTGTGCGCAATCTGGTTCATCCAGAATACGATTGGATCAAGTGGGCCTCTATCATAGATAGCATTCTTACCTGAAGCCAAGGTATCAAGCATGAGTTTCCTTCTGGCAGCAATGATAGACCACTGAAAGTACCCCCCAAAGTCTGGGTTATGGTGGGAGAAATTTATTACCCTTGCTTGTCCCCAGTTCCCATCATAGCCCCAGGTTTTCTTCATGTATTCTTTATGGCCATCTGCTATAATAAGGCCTGCTGAGTTCTCTTTAAACACCCAACCAAAGTGTTCAGCCAAGGCCTTTGCTAAAGTTGTCTTGCCCGATCCGGAGGCACCAGCTAATGTTACAATCATAATAATGTATGTTTATTGATTAGGTCTTGCCTGTCTAAAAACTTTTCAAGCCTATCCATTAGGCCTCTAAATCTTTCATTATCCTTTTCATTCTGCTCCCTGCCTTTCAGGTACTCTGCCCATTTCTTGGCCTCATTTTCTTTTGTAACTATAAACTCCTGCTCATTGCGTTTGTTTATGCGGTCAGTATCTTGGACAGTCTTAAACCAGAAGTCAGTTTGTTCTTCGTGTGTCATTATGCTGCTTTTTTAATTAACCATGTAGTGTAATCCTCTTTGGGATTATATTCATTCAATGAACCCCAGTTTAATCCTACCTCTGCTGATACTTTCATTTCAACATACTTCAATTTAAACCCAAAGTACCTCTGGGTTAATGGGTTGTCGCATATCTTCTTTACGATAGGTATAACCCTATGTATGTCCGCCGGCCTAATGTAAAACCCAATAGAGTCATGCACCTCATAGCACATCTGCATATCCGGAGGTAATAATTTCCCTCGGGTAATTTCTTCACGGAGGATAACGGTAGAGAACACTGCAAAGTCCGAAGAAGTACCTTGTATGGGAGTATTAATCGCTTGCCGAAGGGCCTCGAATTTCTCGTATGGTTTTGGACTCGATGCATTATATAGCCTTCGCTTTCTCCCGAACATGTTAGTGACATATTCATTCTTAAGGCAGAACCTCTGTTGCCTTTTAATCCACCTCCTAACCCCGGGATAGGCCTTGAACCAATCCTCAATAATTTGTTCAGCTTCTGCCTCGGTACATTCAAGTTCGATTGATAATTTTTTCGCACCTTGGCCATAGAGTATACCAAAGTTAATTGTCTTGGCTCTCTTCTTTTGTTTAAGCCAGAAGAGTATCTCTTTGTTCTTAGGGTCCTTAAGTTCATCACCTGACATTGCATCTCCCTTCTTAATGATGGCTTTAATTTCATCATAACGTTCAAGAGCATCATTAACTTTACACGCGGTCGCAACATGGATGTTATAATTTCGTTTGAATATATCTATCATTACCTTATCCTGGGCAAGCTCTGCCACTACCCGTAACTCGGCCTGGGAATAATCCACCTCAAGTAATAGATAACCAGGCGGGGGTATAAACATTTTCTTGATGTCGGAGGAGGTAGTGTCTCTCGGTATGTTTTGGAGGTTGGGGTCTCCGCAAGATAGGCGCCCTGTAACGGTGCCATGAATTTTAAAATTAGCATGTACCCTATCAACATAATCAAGCAGCGGATGTATACCTGAGATATAGGTGCTGTCCAGTTTAACAAGTCCACGATGAATAAGCAGCTGATCCATAAAGCCGGATCTATCATGAGTTTTAATAGCCTCGATGGATTCTTCGTCCGTCGAATTACCCCCCGACTTAGTCTGTTTAAGGGGCTTAAGTTTAAGACCAAAGGATGAAGAATATAAAAACTCACCCATTTGCTTAGGGCTATTAAAATTGAAACCGTCATATCTATCTTTGTTTGAGAAGGTTCCGGCTAGGTAATTCTGTATCTTCTTATTTCTATTAGCAATCAGCGTTGCTGCATTGGGATTATCATCCTCCTCAATTTCTTCTATCTCTAGTTCTACTTTCTCTATCAAGTTGCGTAGATGATGCTTTTTATATTTCCGTTCATACTTGAGCAACCTTCTATTAGACCTAAGAGTTGTATCCGAGTCGGCAATCTTAGTCTTATAGATACCCATGATTTCTTCCAGGTATGGACGATCTATTCTTATTCCCCTATACTCCGACTCCCCAAAGACTCTAACAGCCATCATCAATAGGTTCCTAAATAGATTATAGAACCCCCCCTTAATAAGCCTTGGTTCCATGTAGATAAAACTCCTTAAGGTCAGGTCAGTGTCAAGTCCACAGTACTCATATAGTTTATCTGCATCCTTATCTGCCCAGGCTACCTTCTTATCTATCTTGTCCTCATAGCCTGCAAACTCTGGGTAGAATTGGGTAACGTGTTCCTTCAACCCATGCGGGGGTTCTTCATCAAGGCAATACTTCGCAAGCATTGCATCGAAGAGTCTACCCTTGGGCATTATGTCAATTGATAGCCACCACTTATATTCAAACTTAAAATTCCAGGCTATCTTAACTATATTAAAATCCTCTATGACCTGCTTAGCAAATAGCCTAAGAATTTTTCGCCAATTTTTTTGGAAGGGACTGTCCTTATGACCTAAGGGTATAATCCAGGCTGATCCAGGTTGGAAGGATACCCCCATGCATAGAGGGTATTCATTGGGATTATAATATTGTAGTGAAGTAGTTTCAAAGTCATGGCTGCACATCCCAGTCGTCTTGCAGTGGGCAATAAGTTCTCTCACGTCAGCCTTGCTCTTACATATCTTTAACTTACTTGGCATACATTAGTAGTTGGGTAACTGATATACCCATTGATTCTAATAAAAATTCTCCATCCCCATTAGTATATTCCTTATCATATACTACCTCAATTATACCTGATTGAACTATAAGCTTAGCACAATCATAACAAGGGGCTGTGGTGCAATAGATTGTACCTCCCTCAACTGATATGCCTGATTTTAAACAAGCCATCAATGCATTAGCCTCAGCATGAATAGAATGGGTGCACTTCTTTTCTACTTCACATTGTAGTTCCGAACAATGCTTACCGGTAATTACTGATCCATTATAACCGGAACCTATTACCCTATTGTTTTTAATAATAACACAGCCTACTTGTTTCCTCAA